TCAACTCCACCATGAATAAAAAATACTTTACGATCATTTCGCTTATTAGTATTTATCTTTTCAAATAAGATAGCTCCATGCGCTTCTACTCTTGAAAATAAAATAAGGGTATTTCCTTTTAAATCTAATGCAAGATTTGTAATAAATTTATTTCTTTGTTCATGAGAAATTAAATATTGAATCTCATCTTCATAAGTTTCAAATTTTTGTGGATTATGTTTTAAAACAATACACTGAATATCTAATTGTGATAAATGACCTTGCCTCATCAATTCATCTGTTTTGGTAACTTTATAAGATGGACCAAATAACCCCTCTAAAACCCATTTATGTGTTTGTGTTCCATCAAGAGTTCCAGTAAAACCAAAACGATATTTTGCATGATGAAGTTTGGTCATAATTTCTATCAAGGATTTGCTCTTGAAAAGATGAGCTTCATCGCCTATAATTACATTATATTCTTCAAAAAAAGATCTCTCTAGTTTATAAACAGACTGCCAAGTTGTGATCGTTACAGAATATTCATTTGTTTTTTCTTTACCCGAATAAATACGGTGACAATATGAATCAGCATCCCAACCATAGTCTTGGAAATCCTTGTACATCTGCTCTACCAAAGATGTCGTTGGAACAACTAGAAGAATTTTTTGTCCTTTATCTACATAATACCTTACGAGGGAATAAATCATCAAGGATTTTCCTGAGGCTGTGGGTGATATCAATAATTTTCGGTTATGTCGTAGAGCATCGTATACTCCCTCTATTTGATAGTCTCTTGGAGAATGAGAACAAATAGATTGCATATAATCTTTTACACCTTCATATGAGATGCCCTCGTTAATTTCAAAAGGCAATCCATAGAATTTATTTTCTTTAAACTCATAGGTGTAATTATGCAGTTTTAGTTTGTCGATAATTTTATCTAACAAACCAGCATATATTTCTCCAGTATGAGTACTTAACAATCGAATCTTGCCGTCCCAGTGCCTGCTTCTATACTGGGACATGAATTTCGCAGATTCAACTTCAAAAGTAAAATATGGTTGAAGTTCGTACAAAATATGAGGTTCACAATGTAGCTTAATGTAAACCTCATTTTTCTTTTCAATGATTACATCACTCATAGCATTAATATTGCTATGATTATTTATTTACCCAAGTCCAGCGTTAAATCTCATAAATTCAATTGCATTTTTAATTTGATAAGTTCTATTTTGAATCATCTTTAGAATACTTTCAATATAAGTCAACATTGTATCGTAGTAATCAATCTTCAGGCATACTGTCGAAAGTTTTTCATCAGCATCAAGATACTTTTGCATTGTGTCTTTATCACGAATCTTTTTGGGGAATGGATTTTCTACATATACCTCTGGATCTGATTTTCCAGAATAGTATTCATATCTTTCGTGACGAATATTTCTTTTCTGTTGCTCTGCTTTTTTTCTTAAAAGAAATATTGTATTGTATAAATCAAAATATTTTGCATGAAGAACTGGAATATTTGTGGACTCTGTGTGCAAATTATCCATATCAATTTTGGAGTCCTGCTCCCACATCTTTTGAATCATATCCAGATCAAAACTCATAAGGGATTTCCACCAAGATCTACTATATTGTAAATAGTATACTTGAAAGATACGTCTGCTGTAAAGTATTGTACATCAGTTTGTGTTGCATCAAAACTTAAAGTTCCTAATGAGTATGGAAATAAATCTTTAAATGTAATTTGAAAATTTGGAATTGATGAACTTGTCAGTACTTGTAAAGTTCCATCGGAATATAATCCCATTTGTTTCTGGGATTCAATCTTTGGATTTATGAATCCGGTTTCTTGGAAATCGTAAATTTGTTCCAAACTTTCTGGATACCCAAGACCCCTCATCCAATTTTGAATTTCCATATAGTTTTGTAGATCTTCATCTACAAGAAATCTAAGAGTCAAATCTCCAAATACAATTTTATCTCCTGGGACATCAATATCTTTTAGATACGATGGTTGAGATGCAAGACCAAGAGTTATTTCTGGAATATTTGCTGAATTGCAGAAGAAAGCAACTTTCGGAGTTCTCTTTAACGTAAATTTAAATCCTGTTGGAGATAGAAAATTCCTATTCTCTGGTTGTCCAATCGTCATGGTATTTTTTAAATATTTAGATAACTCTTTCCCATCTACTGCCAGGACCATTATATTTTATAGACCTGCTTATACTACTTTCCAATACTCCAGTATCTTTCCTTGCTTCTTTCATAGACGAATAAACTTTTTCAGTTTTTTTATCTTTGACTGATACAATTCTTGATTGTCTTGTCGCTTCTTTTACATGCTCTGGGCACGAACGACCAAGAGTTCCTCCGTCTCCTCCTAAAGTGGCATTATACTGTGGTTTTAGTTTATCTATCCAATAAATTTCTCTTTCTCCATTATTATATTCTTCAGTTTGTTCTATTATTTCCCATGTAAAGTTATCTCTTCCATATTTACGTAAAGCATTTGGAAATGGTGCATTACTATTTTTATTAAAAGCATACCACCAGTGTTTATATTCTCTATTTTCAATAGGACCTTTACATCTACCTATATAAAATTTATTATTAATTTTATTAGTTGATTTGTAAATATAAAACATATCACGGAAGTTTTTAACTATAGTATTTATAAAAAAAGAGGACCTTTTTGAGGTCCTCCAAGTAATCTCCATATGAGATTTACATGAGATTTTTGACCGCAACTCTACGATAGTAACGGTTAGCGTTAACGGTAAGACTACCGAGACCCTGGTTCTTGCCTTCAGCGAATGGGTTAGCAACAAGACCGTAGCGGGTCTTAAAGCCAATTTTGGGCTGGAAGCTGTTCTCACCAACGGCACGAACCATTTGGAGAGGAACATATGGGCAATAGAAGAGACCAGCATCATAAGGTGAAGAACCCTTATAACCAACAACATAGTACTGGTTACCTGGAGTCTCATTACCTGAAGTCAGGTTAGATGCATATGGGTCAATATATACGCGGAACTTGCCCATTAGAGTACCAGCAAAAGTATTGCCAGTGTCATCAACGGTTAGGTTAGCGTTGAGTGCAGGGGTGTAATCGAGAACACCAGCCATGGTCAGTGCTGAAGCAACGTCAGCAGAGCACATGATGATGTTGCCCTTTCCGCGACGAGTTCTTTGTGCGATTGCGTTAGCATCACGCTCGATTTGGAATAGAAGACCCTTGAACTTCTCAACGGACCAACGACCATTTGAGTCAATGTCGAGGTCGAAGATACCTGGGGTTGCAACGTTTTGTGCAGCACCCTGTTCAGCAACCTTGTAGATGGTACGAATAACTTCGCGGTTGATCTCTGCAAGAATCTCAGTTGAGAGAATATTTGCGAGTTCCGCTTCAGCATTCAGACCATGGATTGCCTTCAGGTCTTGAGCAAGCTCAAGGCTGTACTCTGCTTTCAGAGCGCGGCTCTTAGCAGTAACAGTGACCTTCTCGATTGAGAAAGCCATCTGATTGAAGTGATCACCATCTACTCCGTCGCCAAGGGCTTCTGCGTCATTAGTACGCATTCCTTGACCGACATTATAAGCAGAAGTGGTTGCACTGCTAACTGGGTTGAGAACAGATGGGTTCGAACCCTTCTGAGTCGTTGTACCCATACCAGCGGCAACATCGCTGAATCCACCGGTAGCATCGAATGCTGAATTGTTTCCGGAGAATCCAGTATCTACTTCATCATAGAAGGTTTCAGAGCCACTCTGGTTAGTGTAGCGTGAACGCATTGCGAAGATAAGACCAGTAGGACCGCTCATTGGTTGAACGCCAGCGAGGTCATAAGCGACCAGGTTAGGCATTGAACGACGAATGAGTGAAATCAGAACTGGATCGAAACCTGCGGTAGGACCACCAGCAGCAGCACCGCCACTGAATCCGTGTGCAGATGCACCAGCAGCTCCGTATGAACCGGTAGCGTTGGTTGGTGCTTCCATCAGGTTGGTAATACCACCTGTGTTAAATGCTGATTCCTCTCTTAGGAATTTTTCTTGGTTTTCGAGCAGGACAGCGGTTACAGCTCTACGATGAGAATCTCTGATTGGATCAAGACCCTGATAGTCTAAGAGTGGTGCCCACTTTTCCTGCAGATGCTCGGAATGGAACATTTGCTTTTACCTTTTTACTAAGTGTTTGTTTTTTTTGGGTTTGAATTATATTAAATTCAATTATTTGCCAAATGCTGAAAGCGTTCTTAGATATGCAGCCATTGAATCCGAATAAGATTCGGGCGCAACGTCAGCACCTTCGGACAGTGTTTCAGTCTTAGCAGATGGAGATACAACTCTTGAAGGGAAATATGATTCCTTCAAAGTCTCCAGTTTTTCACGATATTCTTCTTCACTTTCAAACTCAACACTTTCGGCAAGTGAAGCGAGCTTGTCTTTCTGAGTGTCTGCAAGACCATCAGCGACCTGTTCAAAGATTCCATCAGCAACCGACTCTGCGAGACGCTTGTTGAGTGAAACGTTCTTCTCAATCTGCTCGTTGAGTTTTGTCTCCATTTCATCAAGTTTATCTACCATGCTCTCAAGCACATCATATTTATCTTCAGGGATTGATACATAATGTTCTTCAAAAAGACCCTTCATTCCTTGGAGGAATGATTCGGTCATTTCGGTCTTAAGACCTTGCTCAATAACGAGTGCATTTTCTTGCATCCACTCGTCAGCAACATACTCAAGATAAGCGTCTACACGCTCAGCAAGCTCAGTCTTAATTTCTTCTACTTCCTCTGCAAGTGCAGTGGCATACTGCTCTTCAAGTGCCTCTTGAATATCGGCAACTTTTGAACGAAGAGCTGCTTCGAAGATAGTGCGTGCTTTCTCTTGGAATTCCTCAGAAAGCTCCTCACCTTCAAGTAGAGCATTGACATCTTCTTCGATATCAAACTCTTCCTTCATGTCTTCTTCATCCTCATCCTCATCTTCTTCTTCGTCTTCGTCTTCTTCTTTCTTTGCTTTTTTCTTGGGTGTTTCTTCCTCTTCTTCCGCAGCCTCAGCAACTACTTCTTCTTCCTCACCCTCTTCAATCTCTTCTTCGATTAAATCTTCATCTTCGAGTTCTTCCTCTTCTTTGTGAAGACCCTTCATTGGATCTGCACCTTTAGCACCTTTGTTGACAACATCTCTTACTTGCTTAAGAGTTGCGCCAGGTGTCTTAAGTTTTGCAGAATCGTCATCAGGACGATAATTAGAAGGATCGGGACCACCAAGATCTTCCCAACCAGCAGTTTGACCATCAGGAATTCCTGTGGTTAGTTTTGGCATCGCTTCCGCCGCTTTAGCATTTGCATTAACAGCGGTTCGGGATTGCTTTGTGCCTACTTCCATTTCTTGTAAATCTCCACGAGACATTTGAACTCTCCGTTTAACCTTAGTTATAAACTATATTTATTTATAAATTAACAAATTACAATGAATTTAAAAACTCATCGAACAAGGATAACTTGTATTCTTCAAGGATACCCTGATCAACTAAAGTATTTATTCTACGTTTAGTGTTTTCCGCTACCTTCTCTCTAAGAATACCACCATCCCAAATCCACTCCTTTCCTTCCATGATTCCTTGAACAAAGGCATCAGGTGCTGAAGGATCTGCTACAATATCAGCAGCAGTTGCAAGCATAAAGTCTTCACCAACTTCTCTATAACCTTTTTGATTCTCTCTTAAAGAACCAATACCACGAGAAGAAACGCCAAGGCAAACACCTTCTTTAAGAAGAGATTCTGCAATTTTGCCCATTGGAGTTGAAAGGATTTGTGCCTTACCAATGAAATTATTGCCCTCTTGATGGAGTTCAGTAATCTTGTGAGAAACTCTATCAAGGTTTACGGTTGGTCCATCTGGGTGCCCAAGTTGAGAGCACGACCTTTTTGAACATAGTTTTCGTTATAACGATTGACTTCCCTTTCCATGATTGAAAAAGGATAAAGTCTACCGTTGCGATTTACGCATTCACTTTGAAGGAAAATTCCTTTAATAAACATTGATTTTTTACCGTTTACATTTTCGGTAATAACTTCAACCTTTTCGATTTCTTCTCTGATTAGTTTCATTTTTCTTAGTTGGTAAATCCTACTTTGGAAGCTTTAATTGCGGATGATGTCCAAATAACATCATTTGGAAACTTTTCCAAAAACTCTACGGCGTAACTTGGCATAGTGAAGAAATTTGTTGTTGCTGCACCAACCATTGTGGAAACGCCTACCGTAACAAGACTTCCAGTGTCATTACAAAGTCTCACGCAGGTTGCACTACTAATACTTGATGCTGTACCAGCAGTAGTTCCTGTAGTTACTTCAGATTCAATTATTTTAGTTCTTTGCATTTGTATAATAAAGACTTTATTAGTTATTTATTATTATTAGTCTTCCACATAAATGAACGAAGCACTAGCAGCAGTAATATTAGATGTTGATGAAATTACTGCGGTTATAAAATTATTTGGTGGAACATGAAGTCCAATTTCTGATAAATCAACATCAATCGTTGAGTTGTCTGATACATGGAAAGCAGCAACAGCAGGAATTGGTTGTGCTGCTAAAGTAAATAATCCAGTACTATCCTGAGTTGCATAAAGTGATGCATTAAAATCACTTTGAGTAGTCCATCTCAAATAATTTGTAAGAACTGGGTTCCAATATATACGAATAACTGCTGGGTCTCCTGTTGTATTTACTGATGCAGTAAGTCTTCTGGGAAGTAAATCTCTGGTATTAATCTTACCTTGATAGACTAGTTTATTCTTAAGAGAAATGAGATGATATAAAGAACCAGGAATGTTCATACTATCATTTCTGGTTGTAGTCACTGAATATGGAAGTTTTGTTCTTTCAACAATACCTTCAATTGCTCCCATAAAAGAAGAACCTCTACAAGTAACAACACCCACACCATTATTCAAATTTGCAGCAACATATCCAATCTTCATTGATGGATTTGCTAGGTGTGGTAGTTCGTTTCTATTAGAATAGTGCTCGTTATGGAAGAAAATCATATCCCCATTTAGAGGATTTTCAATCGCATATCTAATCTCACCAGCACCTAACCAACGGAAGTTGATTTGATATACATTTAACTTAGATGGGTCTAGAGTAATACCAGAGTATCCAGTTCCATCAAGTTTATCTAAATTAAAATCTTCTTGGAAAGTCCAGTTTTCTGTTTGTACTACACCTGCCTGTTCTATTTGATTTGTAAAAGATGCTGGTGCGGTGCTTGTGATATTAAAAGTTCCAGTTTGAGGTCCAAGAGATGTTGCTAAAAATCTTAATCTTGATTGATCATACTCAACCAACCATAAAGCATTAAAGAGTGCTTGTGCTCTTAATCCTTGTACGAGTTGAGAAAGATTTCCTGCAAGTGTTCCTGAATTTACTGTTACTGCAGTGAAAGATGTTCCATTGAGAGTGACTGTTACATCTCCATTATCAAGTGTAGTAAAGTCAAATCCTTGAATTCTTGCCTTACCACCATTAGCACGAAGCACACCAAACTTTCCATTGGTATGTGCATATCCAATTTGAATTGCTTGTTCTTGATTGAATAGTCCTGCTCTTTGTGTAAATCCTACTGGGTTATTTGAGAACGAACCAGTAAATCTGCAAACAACACCTTGTCCTGGACGATATCTGATAAAGTTAGTGCTTCTGATTACACCATAAGAATTTGCAGAAGAACCAGCACCAACTATGAATGTGGAGTTTGCATGAGTAGCAACTCCTGTTGCACTAAATGTAAATGTCTCAAACTCTCTTGGGTCTAATCCATAGACAGCATCTGCCTGAATTTTTGGTGTGATTGTGATTGAAATATTTTCACCAAAGGCAGACTTGGAACAAGCACTCTCATTTAGAATATTTCCATACTCATCAGCACGGAGATAAACCTCATGCAAAGTTCTTTCTTGATTTAGATAGTCTTGTGTAGTCTTATTCCACTGAGCCATAAATTAGTCAATCCATTCTAATTTTGATGGGTGATATCGTCTTGCGTTTCTAATGTTTAAATTTTTTTCTTCTGTGGGATATATTTGTTGAACTACTGCCCCCGGATAATTACTTTGCAGTTGTTCTCCCAAATCTCTTTTGGATGGAATTCCATTTTTAGTCATTAATTCCATCCGATATAAGCTCCCTTGCCACAAAACATCTGCAATATACTCTTCACCAACCTGCTGTGGTTGTTCTGATTGAGAATTAATGTAAAGGTTTCCAGTAAAATCACCAGCAATATTAACTGATTCAGATATAAATTGCTTGAATGATTTCATATTATTCCTCTTCTGTTTCGCTATTAAACATTGCGTTTGCTACAGCAGGACGAAAATCGTCAATCTTTTCTGCAGACTTGTTAAAAAGTAGTTCTTTAATTTTATCGCTGATTTGTGAAGGTGACTGATCACCCACAATCATATCCATAAGTTCATCCATTTTAATAACCTATAAGTAATCGTTTTTATTTATATTTCGCCCCCCTTGGGCATTTCCATTGCCTTTGTACTTGGTTCCATTGGAGCAGCATTAATTTCTGGTTCCATTACTGGTTGACCCAAATCCATTCCAGCAGTTCCTTGCTCCATTCCTGGTTGGATTGGCATTCCTGTCATAGGATCGACTGGTGCAGATGGATCTGGAATAATCCCATCTTCTATTTCTTTCTTGATAATTTTATCTTGCTCAATAATTTCTTCATCAGTTTGGCGAAGAATTTTGCGACGAACATAGTCTTGAGAAAAATACTTCCCAACATATGGTTCTGCAATTTGAACCATACCGAGTCTTTCATTTAGCAACTCAGCATCCTTAAGTTCTGCAAAGTGGTTATCATATAGGAAGTCATATTGAATATGTTCTTCCATAATATTCCAATCTTCAGGAGTTATAATATTCTTTAAGATTAATTGTGTTCTCAGCATATCGTGGAACATGTATGAGAATCTCTTTCTCAAACGAGAAACGAACTTACTGAACTTAACTTCATCTCTTAGAATTTCGGATGAACGACCAAGATTAAATCCACCTTCTCCATCCATTCTTGATGGGGGAACATTTAAAGAACGATAGAGTTTTTTCTTGAAGTACTCAATGTCAGTAATTTCTCCAAGATTTTGCCCACCCGGAAGAGTTGTGATTTCAGTTCCTCTACCACCTTCACGACGAGGGAGCCAAAAATCCTCAAGCATTGCCATGAACTTTTTGTCATCACGAATTTCGCCTGTATTTGCGTCATAGACAAGTTTGTTACGATAGCGCATCATAACATCACGAAGATATTGTTCCGCTTTTACCTTGGGAAGATTGCCCACATCAATGTAGAAAATTCTTCTTTCTGGCGCTCTTGATAAACGATAAATTACCAAAGAGTCCTCAATCATTCTTAATTGATTGAGTGATTTAATTGCTTTATGAAGATATGACAGTGTTGATCCTTTGTTTCTATCGACAAGACCGGAAGTGCAGTATGTGATAGAATCTTTGGACATTTTGATACCCTGAGAACCTCCCATAGAAGAAGGATTTCCTGTTGGATATGTCATTTTTGGATTATAAATGAAATATTCCTCAATCTGAGGAAACTCAAAATCCATTGGATTATCTGTATTAATATTTGATAATCTATACTTATCTTTCTCAGTTTTTTTCTGCTGTCTTACATACCGCATTTTCATGGGGTCAATATAACGAAGTTCTTGAATTCCTTCGTGAGGATTCTTCAAATCAATTATTTTATGATAATATAATCTGCCATCAACATACCAATTTCTATAAATTTCATGGGACTTTTTATCAAAGTCGAGCAATGATAAAATATGTTTAAATTCTTGCCTTATTTTCTTCTTAATTCCATCACTCGCATTCAGATTGTCTAAGTCAATTTGGATGGGAGTATCATTTGTATCCGAGACAATCGCTTCATTTACAATATCTTCAATAGCACTATCACACTCTGGATGTAATGCCATCTCACGATATCTTTTAATTAAATCAAACTCTGTTCTATAAACACCTTCAATATCAACATAAGAACCAAAAAAACCACTACTCAAGTAGTGGTCAGACGAGTCCTCGTTATTAGGAGGAACTGGACTGACCACTCCCGGAGACAGTGGTTCTTTATCCTCAATAGAGAATCCAAATAGTCTTGCCATAATTTATTTTTTGTTCTTTGCCTTTTGACTATTTATCAAGCTTTAGATGCGGTTGCTCCGCTAATAATTTCGTAAGACTGAACTTGGAATTCCACAGTAAATTCTTCAATAGTATCTCCACTATCATATGAAAGATCAATGTTAGAAACACTTGTTGGGAAAATGTCAACAAACTTATAAGCAGCTAAGATAGAACTGTCCGAACCTGCGTTAGTGGTACTATTTACTGTAGCACCTCTTCCAAGTTGATAGACAGTTGCATTGCTCATATAAGCTGCTGGATTTGTCGCTCCAAGGTTATTATCAAGTTTTGCAATAAGTTCACTCCATGCTTCAAATGCTCTTCTAAGTTTGAAGTCTTCGTCGTTGATGATGGTTACTGTCCAAGCATCAATGCTTCTATCTCCTGCAACTTTAAATGTTCTTCCTCTAAAAGGAACATCAATTGCTGCAATATTTGATGCCGGTAAAGCGGCTGCTTTACATAGATACTTGAATTTATCTGCGTCCCAAGAAATTCCAGATGGAAAAGTTGTCAATTCAACTTCAAATAGATTGGGACGAGCACCACCACCACTTAGAGCACTCTTAAATTGAGAGATTGTCTTGAGTCTTGCCACGGTTCGTTACCTCCTTAAGGTTATTTATTGAATAATAATCAAACAGTACCTGCAACTTCTTCAAAACTTACACCTGTGCGTGTAGCAACAAAGGTGAGAGTTACATAATTAATAGACTTAGCTGGTTTCAGGAAGATATCTGCTCTGAATTCGTTATTGTCAATAACGTCAGGAGTATTGTTTGTTGTATCACAAACAACTAAGAAACCGTACAGACCTCTCTTCGCTTGAATATCGCGTAGATATGGTTCTACAATATTCTTAAAGTTTGCTCTTGTCAGTTCATCATTTAATTCGAATAGTTGAGCTTGTGCTGCGCTCTGTAGTGCTTGTTCAATTGTTAAGAATAAGCGACGAACATTAATTCTATCAAATGCTGATGCATATCCAAGTGCTGTCTTATCTCCAAAGAGAAGAGTTCCGATTCCAGGTTGAGTAATGACTGCATTAATTCTTGCTGGATATAGTTGGTCTCTTTGTGCTTTACTTGGGTTATATGCCAACTTAATTGCATTATTAATGATTCCTCGTTGCTGACCAGCAGGTGAGAACCAAGGATATGCAATGATATTAGTGCGACACATTAACCCAGCAATATCAGCGTTGCATGGAATATATACAAACTTATTATTAAATCTATCATAAGTGTACTTATATCCACTATCAAATATTGCATATGATGAAGAAGACCCAACAGAGTTAAAGTACTTGATTAGATTTGTTGTCTGAGTAGTAGAATTGCTTTGTCCAATTAGATTTCCTCTATGAGGTCCAATTACAGCAACACAATCCTTTCTCTGACCTGCAATTGAAATCAGATATTGTGCTTTTGCGATTGAATCATTTTCATCGGTTAGTCCAGGACCCATGATTAAATAATCAACCTGAACATCGTCTTTGTTTGAGAATAGATTGTACGAAGTTTGCAAGTCTGCAAGAGTCACTGCCATTGAACCATTGGCACCATAATCTTGTCCGCCATTTAATGCATAAGTTACATTACCTACTGCACTAAATGTTACATCTTGTGCATTTTGACCCCAATCACCTTTAGATGGTGAATTCTCTGTTACATTAGGAATAAATGCTTGAGTAGTTCCATCAGCTTTAGTGAATGAAACTGCCCTTGGTGCTGTTCTCCAATATCCATCGGCAGCAGATGATGGAGATTTGCCTGCATAGATTTGTGACGAGTAATCTGCCAAGAATTGCTTATAGTAAATTCTTTGTGGCGAATTTACTGCCGAAATAGCATCAAGTGCTTTTGATAGACCAACATGCTTTTCAAGAATAGTCCCTGGATTTTGGGTGATTGTTCCCTTATCATCAACAACTACTACGTGAATACCATCACCTTTACCATTTCTGTTTAAAGCGTGAATAGATGTGGTTGGTTTTGGTGCAATTGAACTCCAGAAAATAGTGCTATTTTCTAGACCAAGTTTTTGTTGATTATACCAATCAGAAACAGATACTGAATTGAGGTTTCCTTGATATGAACCCGAACCGTCAATGAAGTTTAATGTTTGTGTTCCTTTAAATGCAGCAAATTCGGTCCCTTCTGCATAATCAATTTTTGTTTCTGTTCCTCCACTGGAAACTCTTGAAACAACTTTAACAGTGATGGAGCTATTGCTACCAGTTACTGCAGTTGTTACTCCAGTGATAATTCCTTTTAGATATCCGGTAAAAGTTCCAGATCCTGGAATTGAAATGCCATTTAAGTTAGCTGTCACGCCATATCCAATAGCGACACCATCAGAAGACAAATCTGAGGATGTTACATTGATGACCTGATCTGCTAAATCATCAATTACACAAACTTTCAGACCATTTGCCCAAGTTCCTGGATTTTTTGCTGCGTATGTAAAATTCTGAGCTTCTGTATGCTCCGCGTTGTAATCATCATAGTTATCAATGTCTAAAGATGCAGTGGATCCAATTCCAACTCCAGCGTTAGCATTGTTTAAGTTTGGTGATTTAGTTCTAATAACTTTTAGAACACCACCATATGAAAGATAGGATGATGCACTCATCCAATATTCATACTGGTTATCATTTTGTGATGGTTTTCCGAAAGTATTGATTAAATCCTGCTCTGTTGCAATATCAACAGCGTAGTTTACAGGACCAATTGGAAAAGGGCCAGCAATCGCACCAATATTATCTAAAACATTATCAGCTCTTCCTACTGTTAAGTCAACCTCTCTGACGAGTACGCCTGGAGATAATTGAGGAGTCGCCATGTTTTTCTCCGTAAAGTCTCAGTTTATCTAAAAAATATTTATTAAAAATATACTTTACATAGGGGAAACTGGAAGTGAACACACTTACCAGTCAGGATATTCCCATGGAAGTGGTTTTGGTAATTTTTTTCTTCTATTTTTTATCCTTTTTACGGTACATTCTTTGCATTCATACGAATATGAAGATGATACTGGTCCCCTATCTTTACGTGTTCTATAAAAACTATCTACTAAATTTTTTATTTCACCACATGTTCTACATCTTCTATCCGAAAGAAGTAAATGTCCTAGGTTTAATTGTTTATCTAAGTCCATTACGATAGATAATCCCACATGTAAGAACGATCTCCATACTCATCAACAAACCATCTATCACCGTCATTATCAACAAAACTATTGCTATCTAATCCATCGGATATAAATCCAAAAGGAGACATGTCCTGTTCGATTTGATTTTTTTGTTCTTCGTATAATCTTTTTCTTACATCTTGATCGGTCAATTCTTTAAAATAATCCTGAGCAACCAACCAAGCATATATTACCAGACACATTGCAAGGTCGTCGTTGCACCCCTCTTCTGCTTCAAAAGAGTTGTGTTTCTGAATAAATGTGGTAAGCTCTGAAATAATTTCGTAGTCATTGAGAAAGAGTTTACTTTCTTCAATCATTGTCTTGAGGTTTAGACATCCAACTTTTTTCACAGTTTTGGACATCTTGACGCCAAGTTGAGTTTTCTTTCCAGAAAATCCTTGCCCAACAATTTGACCTGCTCTACCTCTCATAGAACACATGAGAAGATTATTATATTCCAAGTCATATTGAAGGATACTTGCTACTTGGTCTCC